TGAGTTTGGTTTGGTGTTGGCCGACTTCGCCAGGCGTGACCGCTTCTGGGAGCGAGGTGAAAACTTGTACCTAGACAGCTACAAAAGTCAAGGATTCCATAAGGTGCCATTTGATGAGCTGCAATATGGCGATTTGTTGTTTATGCACCTTGACGCGAGCTTGCCTAATCATGCTGCCATCTACGTCGGCGACCAGCAGATCCTGCATCACGTTCAAGGACGGCTGTCTAGCCGTGATGTGCTCGGCGGTTATTATGTGAAAAATACGGCGATGGTCGTGAGGCATGAAAGTCGTTAAGGTCTACGGCCCACTGCGTAAGTACCTTGGGCAGTGCCGTTTTGAATTTGTAGCGGACACTCCAGCGCAAGCCATGAAGGCATTGTGCATAAACTTTCCTGGTTTGGCGCAGTGGCTGCTGGATCGTGAGGCAGAGGGTATGGCATTTCGTGTCACCCGTGGCCGCGACAGGATCACAAATGAAGCACCTGAGGGGCTGGTGCTGCCGTGGTCTGAACGTGAAGTCTTCAGCATTGCGCCAGTAATTGTCGGCGCAGGTGGTATTGGACGGATTTTGGCAGGTATTGCGTTAATTGCGATTTCTTTTATACCTTTCGCAGGCGCTCTTGCTGGGGTTACTTCTGCTGGCGGCATCTTTGGCGGCGCCGCCGCTGGTAGTGTTCCATTTTTAAGTAACGCGCTTTTCTCTTTTGGTGCCAGTCTAGTTTTAGGCGGCATTGCAGGATTAATTTCGCCTATGCCAAACATGGCCGGGCTTACATCAGGCAAAGAAGCGGCACGGCTTGAATCATTCTCATTTAGCGGAATTGTTAATACAAGCAAACAAGGAATGGCAGTGCCAATTTGTTATGGACGTGCATTTGTTGGCTCTGCCGTAATTTCCAGCGGTCTTGACGTAGATCAGGTGGCAGTATGACTCGCATCATTGGCGCAGGCGGTGGCAAGGGTGGCAAGGGTGGCGGCGGTCGTTCGCAAAGGGTTCCAACAGAAGCCGATGATTCGCTCCAGTCCACGCAGTTTGCCAGTGTTCTTGATCTTTTGTCTGAAGGTGAAATTGAAGGGCTTGATAATGGGCTTAGAAGCGTCTTTCTGGATGATACACCTGTAGTCTCCAGCAGCGGCGCCAACAATTTCACCGGTTATACAACTGAATTTAAGACTGGCACTCAAGCGCAGACATACATTGCTGGTACTCAAGGCATTGAATCTGAGACTGGTGTCAACATTGAGGCAACGGCATCAAGCTCTGTAACACGGTCAATCACTGATACAGATGTTGATCGTGTTCGCGTCACCATCCAACTCCCAGCATTGCAGATTTTTGAGGACAATGGCGACATTATTGGCCATAGCGTCGATATCAAGTTTCAAGTGCAATACAATGGCGGTGGTTTTACTGATGTCATAAACGATACAATTAGTGGCAAGACCACCAACAGCTATCAGCGTGACTACATCATCGCGTTGACTGGAGCATTTCCAGTTGACATCCGAATGGTGCGGGTGTCGCCAGATGAATCAAGCGCCAAGCGTCAAAACCGTACATTCTGGTTTAGTTTCACTGAAATTATTGACGAGAAGTTGCGCTACCCAAACAGCGCATTGTCATTCTTGCGATTTGATTCACGGCAATTTCAAAACATCCCGACCCGCAAATATTTGATACGAGGCATAAAAGTTAGGTTGCCTTCTAATGCAACGGTAGACACCACGACGCATCTAGGCCGCGTTACCTATGCAGGCGTGTGGGATGGCAGCTTTGGCGCGGCTACATGGTGCGCTGACCCTGCTTGGTGCCTGTGGGATTTGCTTACCTCCACTAGATACGGCCCATCTATACCAGAAGCAAGCCTAGATCGCTATGACTTTTTTGCCATTTCTCAATACTGTAACGAACTGGTTAGTAATGGTTTTGGCGGGCAGGAGCCACGCTTTCAAGTCAACCTTCTGATTAATAGCCGAGAAGAGATTTACAACGTCATTCAGCAGTTTGTTTCAATTTTTCGTGGGATTGCTTACTACGGCGCTGGGTCAATGGTTATTATGGCTGACAAACCATCAGATCCGCAATACTTGCTTGGTCCGTCAAATGTAATTGACGGCAACTTTAGCTATTCAGGCAGCTCGCAAAAGTCGCGTCATACGACTGCCACAGTGGCATATCAAACTTATGACGGCTTAGGCGAGGTTGAATTTGAGTATGTAGAAGATGCTGATGCGATCACCAAGTTTGGTGTCATTAACAAAGACATCAAAGCATTTGGATGCTATAGCCGTGGACAAGCGCATCGGCTAGGCAAATGGGCATTGCTAATGGAGCAGAATCTTACAGATACCGTGACATTCGTTGTCAGCATTGAGAGTGGCATCGTTTTGCGCCCTGGTGTTGTTATCTCTATTGCTGACCCAGTAAAAAGTGGCACACGGCGCTCTGGACGCATCAATACCGCGACAACTACTACCGTCACAGTTGATTCGATAAGCGGACTGCCGACAACAACTGCAAATGCTCCGACTATTTCGGTGTTGCTGCCAACAGGTTTAGTTGAAACGCGCACTATTAGCGGCATCTCTGGGAGTGTATTTACAGTAAGTGCTGCGTTCAGTGAAGCGCCAAATCCACAGACTGTATTTCTAGTAGAAACTAATGACATTCAAGCAAATCTATTTCGCGTTGTAAGCGTGGCTGAAGGCGAAGGCGGCGTGTTTACTTGCACTGCACTTCAATACAATGAATCTCTATATGCCGCAATCGAGAGCGACATCAACCTTGAGTTCCGCGACATCAGCAATCTATCAGCGCTGCCTGATCCGCCGTCAGCGATTACCGGCACTGAGCATTTATATCAAGACGGTCAAAGCGTCCTGAGTGCATTTGAACTAAGTTGGATCAACCCTAGGACTCGTGTCACTGGTTTTGAAGTTGAATATCGCATTGATAATGATAACTGGATTAAGTTAAGTACCACGTCCCCATCGGCGCGGCTAACAGGCTTGCGGAATGGAACACTTTATGTGCAAATTCGCAGCGTCAATAATTTTGGTGCCGTCAGCATCGCTGCCATTGCTGAATTTGAACTACTCGGCAAGACAGAAGTGCCAGGCAATGTCCAGAATCTTACTTTTGAGGCGATCAACAACAATTCCGGTCGCCTACGTTGGGACGAAACCGTTGATCTGGATGTAAAAGTTGGTGGAAAGATCCACATACGCCACAGCAGCCTCACCGATGGCACGGCGACTTGGAGCAACAGTGTTGACCTAATTCCCGCTAAATCCGGTAGCTCGACCGAAGCCATCATTCCGCTAGTGGAAGGTGAAGTTTTGGTCAAGTACGAAGACGACGGTGGGCGTCAAAGCGCGACGGAAACCAGCGTCATTATTGACCTGCCAGATACGATTGCACCACTATCAATCCAAACCCGCCGCGAGGATCAAGACACCCCGCCGTTCCAAGGGGTACGAACCGATGTCTTTTATAGCGATGAATTTGATGCCCTTACGCTAGAGGGCACATCGCTGTTTGATGACGTTGTTGACGTGGATTTGGTGCCTACTTTTGATTTGATAGGCGATGTTACAAGCTCAGGCACATATGATTTCCTAAATACATTAGATCTTGGCAACATCTTTGCACTTGATTTGCGTCGCTATTTTGTTACCCGTGGCTACTTCCCGTCAGATCTGATTGACTCGCGCACTAACACTCTTGATGATTGGAGCGATTTTGATGGCGCTATTAACGACAAGGTAAATGCCAAGCTAATGCTACGAATGACGAACGATAACCCTGCTGGCACACCAACTTGGAGCGCCTATCAAGAGTTCGTCAACGGTACTTTTCGCGCTCGTGCTTTCGAGTTTCGTGCTGATTTGACCAGTTCTGCCGTTGACCAGAACATCCTGGTAGACGAACTGGGCTATGACGCGACATTCCAGCGCCGTACAGAAAATAGCGATGGTGCCGTCAGCAGCGGCGCAGGGGCAAAGGTCATCACATTCGCCAATTCATTTTTTACTGGCACCGCAAGCCTTGGTGGAGTAAATGCATACCTGCCTAGCGTTGGCGTCACCGCTCAGAACATGGCTTCAGGCGACTTTTTTGAGGTGACCAGCGTCAGCGGCACTGGATTCACCGTTACCTTCAAAAATTCGGGCGGCACTGCCGTCAGTCGTAATTTCAACTGGAGTGCGGTCGGCTATGGTAGAGGCGGTTAAAGTAGGACAAACACTGCCGTCAAGCGGTCTGGCTCATGGCACAAGCTGATTACGTTGTAAGCAACGGCACTGGTGCAGCAGTACGCGCTGATCTCAACGGTCAGCTTGCTGCCATCGTCTCAAACAACAGTGGCGCCACCGCACCAGCTACCACCTACGCCTACCAGTGGTGGGCAGATACGACAACCAATACCCTCAAGCTGCGCAACAGCGCCAATAGTGCCTGGATCGAGATCATGCAGCTCGACGGCACGCTGACCATCGAGGATGGCACTGTCTCTGCACCTGGCCTGGCATTCCGCGATGACCTGAACACCGGCATCTTCCGCCCAAGCACCGATCAATTCGCCATCAGCACCAACGGCGTCGAGCGCGTCGAATGGGGCACCAGCGAGGTGGTGTTCAACGATGGTGGGAACAACTATGATTTCCGCGTTGAAGGTGATACGAATCCAAACCTGCTATTTGTTGACGCCTCGGCAGATGCGGTAGGGATTGGCAATACTCCGTCCCACACGCTTGACGTCAATGGCGGGATTGGTAGCAATGGAGATTATTTTAATTTTTATGCCAATGGAGCTAAATATATTGCCGCTAGTGGGGATTCAAATTCTTCGTTAAGCCTGACTGGGCGAGGCGGTTTAATTTTGCTTACTGGCGGCAACAATTACAACAATGGCACAGAACGCGCCCGCATCGACTCCAGCGGACGCCTGTTAGTTGGCACGACTACTACGTCTGCCGCGCCTCTAACAGTAAACGGAACAATCGAAGCTAATAGTTCTCTTTATAGGGCTGTTTTCGGCAATGGATATGTTGATGGCGATAGCCACGTTGTTAGCGGCGGAAACGGAGCTGAACTGCAAGTTCAAGCATCCACTAGCAATCGACCCGCAGTACTAAGCCTTGGCGGAGCGCAGGGAGCAAGTGAATATCTCGGAGCTATCACTTTCTTCAATTCCGGCAATACAGATGGAAAAAGATGTCGAGCCAGTATTGTTTGCGGCCAAGAAGGTTCTACTGCTAACCAGCAAGGAGGTGTATTAACGTTCTCGACTACCGCCGACGGAGCGAGTTCTCCGACGGAGCGGTGGCGCATAAATAGCGGAGGGACCCTTTATTCAGCCAGTCAAAATGTGCATAGCGGAACTGAAGGTGCCGTTATGGCAGGTGGTGGCCGCTTTACAGCGCACGGCGACTTTTACAATGGAATAGCGGGGGCCGCTTTTTCGACTACTGACAATACTAACGGTGCCATCTACATCCAGTTTGGCAACTCATCTGGAACCAGAATTGGAAGCATTACTCGCGCTAGTTCTACCACTATTGCCTATAACACTTCCTCAGATTACCGACTAAAAGAAGACTTCGAGCCTGTTCCGCAGCCCATCGCACGGCTTAAGCAAATTAAACCCACAAGGTTTAATTTTAAAGGGTATCCAGATGAACGAATGGATGGCTTTATTGCTCACGAACTACAGGAAGTAATACCCGAAGCTGTGACCGGACAGAAAGATGCTGTTAATCCAGATGGCAGCATCAGCCCACAAGGTGTTGATCAGTCGAAGCTGGTGCCCCTGCTGACGGCTGCGCTGCAGGAAGCCATCACCAAGATCGAAACTCTTGAAGCCCGTTTATCTGCCCTTGAGAGCGCGTAGTCCCCTTCACCTATGACTCCCATGACTTACAACTACAACAACCGGGAGGTGACCCCATGAGCACACTTAAAGCAACCAACCCGCCAACACCAACTACCAGGCGTACCTGCGCTGGCTGGAGGACGGCAACACCCCGCTTCCGGCGGATGAGGTAGACGATGCCAGTCAAAAGTAAAACCGGCACCGCTCGCGTCGAGTTCAAGCCCGGCAATCCCAAACTTACCCGCCAAGGGCAAGGCAAACGCAGCAAACCTAGTCATGGGCGCAAAAAACTACGCGGCCAAGGCAAGGGCTAATGCTTTGCAATATGCCCCTGCATCATGATCGGATACGCCATCAAACCATTTCTCGCCATTGGCATCAGCCAGCTTGATAGCTTGATGGGTATGCACATAACCCCCTAGCCACAACGGTGACTTAGGCACTACGTCATTGCTATGGACGTACCGCATATGGGTGAGGTCAGCTAGCCGCTTGCGCAATCGTCTACCTCCTGGCCGTGGTGAGCCAAGCGTGATCACACAAACATTACGACCAGCACCTTGACGCAACATGTCAGCCAGCACGGTTGCCGTAGCACCACCAAGGCTGTGGCCGCACACCACAAGCTGCGTTTTGAAATCAATCTGCTCGCGCATGAACAGTTGATTAGTAAGCCGCAGTGCATTTTCCTTAAACCCACGATGCGTATCATCGCTGCGGAATAGAAACTTAATATTTGTCAGCCAATCACCTGCGCTGGACGTGCCTTCTACTGCAATGATCGTGAAGCCTGGGATGCTGGTGTCTACGATGTAGTCGCGCTCATGGGCGTACACATCACGGCACAAGCTGGCAGCTCGAAGAATTACAGCATTGGTGAGGGCAGCCATTAACCCAGTGGCAACGTTATGAACAGCGTACCTCTGCCACCTGTCGTTCCGCTGCCGCCACCAGTCCAGCTACCTGCACCGATGCTGGAGCTGCCGCGTGTGGAGTTGCCTAGCTTTACGCCACCAGTGCTGCCTATGCAGAACGACACTGATATCCCTACCGCTGCTGAGGAGGAGAAAGAGGAGAAGCCTGCTGCGCCCGCTCAAGCAGCAAAGGCGCCACCAATGCCAGTGGTGCGATTGCCACAAATAGAAATCCCGCCACCAGAACCGCCATCACAAGAAGCTGCCGTTGAAGCTGCCCCCACGGATCTTCCACAGCAAGCAGCAGAAACAACCTCCATCACAATACCTGGCACAAGCGTACAGGTGCCAGTGCCAACAGCCGAAATCTTGTCGGCGGCTGCAACCACTTCAGTGGTCAGCGTTGGCGCTGCGCTCATCGGCACAAGCATTTTTAACCGACTGGTCAGCTTGTTCAAGCCAATACTCAATCAGCTTTGGAAGCAGATTCAGAAGAAACGCGGAAAATCGACCCTGACTTGGGCGCGGGCCAAACGTCTGAGCAGAGGACGTGTACGGGTGAGTCTTGGTGAATGACAAAGCCAGTTTTTAGAAACTCACTGCACTTCAGCACTCTCACTAACTCGTAGTCCAGCCGTTCTTTGTTTAACTTTTGACGAGCGTGTGCTTTGCATAGGCTCACGGCTTCTTGATCAAGCGGCATTGAAAGAGAGACCTGAAAGCCGTAGTTAGCGTTGCCTTTTGCTTCGTGATAAATGCTAGAGCCAATTAGAAACGGCGTGAGCACCAACGTCGGGCCAGAACAAGTCAACCCGCTGCCAAACGACTGGTTGTTGTAGCTGCCTTGATTGATCTGGACTGCTTGATTGGTGACACTACCCGTCGAGCTGGACTGCGGTGCGGCTACAATAGAAGTCTCACCTTCTGCCATTGCTGGCGCTATTGCGAGAAGACAGATAATGACTGCGTAGTAGAGGTGGTGGTAATAGTTCTTGTTACGTCTTGCGTCTCGATAATCCCGGCGGGCAAGGTCACCGCGCTGTACGAAAAGTTCTTGGTTGGATCTGTCACTGTATAGGTTGTGGTTGCTGCTAGGTTTCCGGCTGGAGTTACGTTGCTGCCTGTCACGCTGAACTGCGTCCCGCCATAGGTTTTGATATTGATTGTCTCCGCAACCGTCTGCGTACTGGTGGTGGTGCTGTTGACGGTGCCGGTGGTGAAATTGGGCGTGACTGCTTGAGCCATCGCGTCTGCGGGCAAAAACGGTAGCAATAAGAGGAGCCATTTCATGGCTGACCTTTAGGTGGTGCTACCACTTTAGGCGTGACACGTTTAGAGGCATCATCCTGGTCGCGGTCACGGCGTTCGATGCCATACCACGCAAGGCTGCCGGTAAAAATTGACGCGATGAACGTTGGGTCCATTTTTGGCAGGATGCCTGCATAGCTAGCTGTCAGCAACGTGGCGCTCCAGCTAAGAACTGACAAGCGGACTAACTCCCCGATCCTGGTACTGCTTGGCGGTTTAACCCTTGCCATAATGGGTGCAGCAATAGGATTATCGTGGACCCAATTTTAGGCGGGGCGCTCGGGGCCATCATCTCTGCGGCAGCCATGCTGTGGAAAAGCAGCTCGCAACGTGCAACTGAAATGCGAGATAGCGCATTGAGGCTGACGATTGCCGTAGAAACCGTAGGCGAACGCCTTTCAGAACTTCACGCAGATTTCAAGTCCGACCGCATAGAAATCTTTGGCCGGTTGCGGGATATTGAAAACAAGGTTTCCAGTATTGAAGCCAAGGTTTACAAGTAATCAATCCACCAAAATCGCCCAACCATCAGACGATCCGGCAACTGTCCAGCGGCTGTCAAACAACTTGTAGGAGTACAGCACCTGCTTGCCGTTGGTCTTGGTGTAGGTGCCATTGGCGTGATTGATCTCACCCCACGGGTCATTGCATATAAAGCCGTTGCTGTTGTATCCAACAACCGTTAACCAGTGCCCCCCACCTGATGGAGCACCGGCTGGCCCATGGTGCAAAATGCCAACCGGCACAGGGATGCCCTTGTCGATTTGCTTCTTGATCGTGTCATTGTTGCAATTCGTAGCAAAGCGGGCATTGATGCCGAGCGACTTCAGGGTTTTGACTTGAGCTGTTGAGTCCGTGGAATCCCCACGCGGCTGGCGTTTTTTGATGTAGTCATCGTCGCCAGTAATGCAGCCTGGTTTCAAAGTGACAGCCAACATGGCGCAGCTACTGGAGAAGCATGTCCTGTATGGCATGTCATTCCCAGACGGGATGTTGTCACGTTGGCTGTAGTACGGCGTTGGCAGCAACACCTCACCAGCGATCTTGCTTGGTGGCAAATTGGAAGGTGGCGCAGCATCAGCCAAACCACTCCAATGCGGCGCGTAGACGTACCAGTTGCCAAGGCCGTAGTCCAATGACAGCTTGACGTGATCGTTGTCTGTCTTCCCACGCCATATGCACTGGAGTTCCTTGCCAGCCTTGACGGGTGATTTTTGGTCATCATCCAAATCGCCACTAACGATAGGTGCTTTCTTCAACACCGTGTCTTGCTTGGCGGTGATCTTAAAAACGTTGTGCTTGACAGGCTCCTGCTCTGGTGGTGTCTTGGCAGCGGCGCCAGTCAAACCCTCTTTGCGAAACAGCGCCTCCTCCGCATCACGGCGACGCACCAAGCCAGGCAACGGACCATTGGGGCCTTTCACCCAGCGGTCAAATTGTGCTGCTGCACCGATGTAGTCACGCTGGTTCAGCAGCCTCAGCAGGGTTGACTGCTGCAATGCACCAATGCCACAGTTAAACGCAAAACTCACCAATGCATCAAATTGTGACTGCGTAATTGGAACCTTGACAGCACTATCTACAGCCTGCTCAAAGCGCACCAAATCCTTTGCAAGCAGCGCCTCAGCTTCTGATTGCGTGATCTGCATCCCTGGCTTGACATGCGAGCCAGTCGAGCCGTAACCAATCGTATCGATTCCGCTTGCACATTTGTATGTACTAAGCCGCAAGCCTTCAAAATCTTTGATGAGGTTGAGCCCGGTGGGCGAAATGCTCGTCACAAAAACCATTCACGGCTTAAAACCACAATACCTGGCGATTAGCTGCTTTGGTAGCAGGAGCAATCCGCAGCAAACCAGCCTCCAGCCTCAGGGAAGTCAAATCCACAACTGCCATTTGCCCAATGGATACAAGATGCACATGTCAGGCTCGCTTCTACTTTTGGCTTTGGTGCTGATGAGAACCGCTTTCTGCCAGTTAATTCTTGAAAAAGTTTTTGACTAATTTCATAGGTCGTTTCCCGAAACCCACAGCGACTGCACAGTTTGCGTCTGCGTCTTGCGAAAGCAGTAGTTCTGCTTTCTAAAACAAACACGGCCAACGATCCGCATTGAGAACAGTTGCTTGGCAATGCAGCACGAGCCCTAGCCGCCTCAATGTTGCTAGCCATTGATGCAGGATATGCAATTTACATGCGACAGCTCAATTAATTTCCAATCATCGATACCATGCTGTTCGGCAAACAGTTGAACACTCGCTGCTGATGCAAATGGGCCAGCGTGCCATAAGCCAAAACAAAATGCGTAATACATAGCTAGTAATACTGAACGTAGATTTCCGCTTGCCACAAATCGTTTGTCATTCGACAAATTGTGCCATTGCGTCCGCAAGCTTGATAGAAGGGTTCTCCGCTGGAATCGCACAGAACATCAATCCATTTTCCCTCGCCCCTGTCCATATGGGCTAAGACTTTTCTTGTTTTGTTCATAAAGACTGCACCTTGATGCGTAAAGCCCGTTGTTTTGCAGCGCTTCAGGAAACCCAAGACTGCACTCATTGGTGCGGGGCAACCAGTGATGGCAAAACCAGCAACGTGCTTTTGCGTCGATTGCCTCTCGCGCCTGCTCAACCGGCAACTTGTCCCGCAGAGCAATGTAATGATACTGCGCCCGGACAAAAGCCTGCCGGATGTCGGGCGTGCATAAGTCAATGACAATCGCGTCAGTGCCAGGGAACTTGTACCTTGCACTCCAGTTCTCTGATAACTTTAGTCGTTCAATAATTAACCGACCGTTGCGCAAGCAAATCATTCGTCTTCGCCGTATGCAGGGGCATGAAAAATCTTCTCAAGCAACATGCTTGGCGGCTCATTAGTTTGTTCATCGAAGGACGGATCGGTAGTGTCTTGGAAGACACTAACTGTGTCGGTGCCAAATTGCTTGACAGCGATCAACCCAACACGAGGGCTGCTCAAAACCCAACGCAAAAATGCGTTTTCTAATGGAGAAAGAAAGTCAGCACTCATTGGGGGTCAATCCATTTGATCTCATTCCACCAAGGCATCCAAGTCAGTGAGGCCTTGGCTTTAGCCTCAAAGAGGCTGTGTGCCCAGATACACTCCAACACATTAGCGGATGGAATCTCAAAATAAAACCGGCGCATTGTTAGGCCGTCAAAAATCAAAGTCATTGTGCTCCAATGGTGTAACGAAGTCGGGTTAACTTGTCCTGCAAGATGTCAGCTAAATTAGTAAGCATGATTATCTTGCGGCCAGTGTCTTTTATTGCCTGGCTTGAGGGCCAGCCATAGCAACTGTCTGGCACCTGTATCTCAAGGGTATTCTGGACATGATTGCAATCATGGCACCGACGCTTGCGCATGGTTGCACCGTCCGGTGTCCTGTCAGTGCAGATAGCCCGCATATCTTTTGACCCGCAGTTAGGACATTTCATGCTTAGAAAAACGAGTCCATTTCAGGTTCGCTGATTGCGCTGCCCGGAAATGCTTTTGCCAAGTTGGTTGCAGCCTCACCTGCGGCAAGTTTTTGCTCCACAGCTTTTTGGGTTTTGTAGTCAGGCTGAATTGTCAAGCCAATGTACTTAACGCCGTTGGTACTAACATTGTTGTAGCCCGACACCTTGACAGCAATTTCATTCCTGTCGTTAAGAGGTGCGTTCATGATGTAGCTAGCAAAAGCCAGCCGGTCCTCGTCTTTGATGCCAAAGCTCCCATCGACCTCGGGGTACTTTTTAGTTTCGTCAAACTTGTCACCCATTAGCTTTTGCAGCTTCTCGCGGGTGTTCTTAAAGATTGCGCCCTTAGCGATGAAAGTCATGGTTCGTGAGTAATGAGGTTGGCCTGCTCGTATTGCTCTACCTCGGCCAAGGAGTAGAGCACGTTGCCTTCAATCCTGGTAAAGAATGGCCCTTTACCAACCTTGCGCCATTTGATCAAAGTGTTTTGGTGAATGTGCCATCTATCCGCCAGTTGGGGTGTCGTAAGAAATTCAGAGGAGGTCATCGTCTTCAGTCGGAGCAATCTTGGCGTTTAGGTCACTTAAAGAGATCGCAGGCTTTTGAGCTTGGACCTTTACCTCCTGCACGTCAATGACCTCTTCTTGGCTTTGGATGCCCACCAGCAGGTCTGGGATAAACATCCGGCCAAAGAACGAAGCTGCTCGATAGCGAAGCATAACTTCGCCCATCGAACCCCATTTTGCGTTCTTAGTCCAGCCTTCTTTACGGGCCATCTCAAGGGACACGGTTGGCCCCTTGGCTTCATTGCCGGTAGATACGTTGACAGCAGTGCAGTAACAAGCCATCGCATCACCAGTGCCCGTCACAACAAAGTCAAAATCCTTGAAGCGACCGCAGCCCTGAATTAGGCCAATGATGAACTGGCTGCTCCAGCTTGGGCGGCCATGGATGATGTTTAAGTTTTGCATCACTTGGAAGATGCCCATGCCCATCCGGTTAGCGATCTCAAGCGCCACCAAGCAATTGGCGAAACCCTGCTGGCCTTGAAACTGAGGCGGGATCAAGGTGCTGCTAGCAAGCGCCTTGCAGATGCGTTGCGCATCCTCAAACTGCTGGATGCCACCAAACACTGAGGTGGTGGCTAGTGCTGTGGAGTCAGTCATCAGTAAAACTCAATCTCAGTTGGTGGTTGCTGGGTGCTGCCAGGCTTAAGCCAGCTCGGCAGGCTGATCGTCTCAATCTGATCGCTGTAGCCAGGCCATGAGTTCGTCTTCTTGCAGGTGGCAAGCACATCAAGCTCACGCAGCGCCTGACGCCACCCTTGCTCGATCATCTCTTGATCGGCTGCCATCACTGAGACGGCGTAAGGTGCCTTTTTCTCCACGCAGCAAAAAATAAACTGCTCTGGCCTGATGCCTGTGGCGCCCTCCAGCACGTTCACATAGAACCCGGCTTGGACCCAATACCTCCATTGCGAAACCGATTTGGCGAACCCACGGGCCGATGCGTCCTCTGTGGTCTTTAGGTCAACCACGATCTTGCCGTCATTGGTCAACCAATCAGGGCGGCACTTCAGCTCAAGCCCCAGCACAGAATCTGAATAGAAATGACTGGTCTCTGCTTTGCCGGGCAGGCTTAGCAGCATTGCTGCCGCAGGATGGGTGTAGACTGCGCGGCCCATTGCCATCACCTGCTCAGCATCGTCTGCTGTGATCAAGGTTTTGCCTTTGGTGTCAGCCTCAAATGCTGCCCATAGCTCCTTGCCTGCCTTGGTCCGACGATCAATGCCGAACGGGGATACGGCAATGTCTTGATCCCAGCGGTCAAGCTCCAGAACATGCGTGTGCAAGGCAGTGCCAAGCCGCATTGCTGCCGTTGGCTCTGTCGGCACTCGCTTAGGGTCCAAATAGGTAGACCAATAGTGCAAGGGGCTGCGAGCGATCAGGTCAAGATGCGACTTGCTGATCGCTGGGTGCGCGTGGTACTCAGCGTTGTCCATGGGGTCTTGCGGGTTGCTCTGGCATCCTATAGCATCAGGTAACCCTAGGCAACCCTATGCAGCTAAGGCAATATCAGACTGACGCAGCCACGGCCCTCGTTGCCATCCTCCAGCAGCACCGCGTCGCCTACCTGCGCGGTGAGGTGCGGGTCGGCAAGACCCTCACCGTCCTTCATGCCCTCAAGCGGCTTGGCGCCCAGTCATGCCTCATCGTCACCAAAAAAAAGGCGATCCCATCCATTGAGGCGGATTGTGACGCCATTGGGCTGACAGACACCGTTGAGGTGACAAATTTTGAGCAGGTGCCAAAGCGGGCCAACCGCTTCTACGAAGTGTTGGTGGTCGATGAGGCCCATGGCGTTGGCGCCTACCCAAAGCCATCCAAGCGCTGGCATGACCTCAACACAATTCGTTACAAGTACATCATCCTTATGTCTGGCACGCCTTCGCCAGAGTCATATTCCCAGCTCTACCACCAGTTCGCGCTGGCGCCACAACCCTGGTCCTACACCAACTTCTACAGCTGGGCCAAGGCTGGCTACGTCACCATCGGCACCAAATACGTTGGATCGGGCCAGCAGGTTAATGACTACACCAACGCCAACGAGGCCCGCATCCTTGCTGACATCGAGCCCCTTACCGTCACCGTCACGCAGCAGCAGGCAGGCTTCACCACCACGATCGACGAGCAGGTTCACACCGTCAAAATGAGCAGGCGCACTTACCGCCTTGCCCTGCGCATCATTAACAATGGCGTCATCGGGCGCCCGGATTGCCGCTCAGTTCTTGCTGACACTGGCGCCAAGGCCATGAGCAAGCTCCGCCAGATCTACTCCGGCACCGTGATCACCGAGGAACATGGCGCCGTCATCTTTGATCGCAGCAAGGCTCACTACATCCGCGATCACTTCGCCGGACGCAAGATCGCAATCCTCTATTGCTTTGACGCCGAGGGCAAAATGCTCCGCGACACCTTTGAAGGACGGCACACCAGCAGCCCAGAAACCTTCAACGCAGATCCGCAGTCCATCTACATCGGTCAAGTGCAGTCAAGCCGCGAAGGCGTCAACCTATCCAGCGCCGATGATCTCATCTTCATCGGTGTGGACTACAGCGCCCTCTCGTACCTCCAAGGGCGAGACCGGGCCAGCTATCTAGGCCGCGACCGTGCCAACCGCGTTCACTTCATCTTTGCTGAGCGGTCAGTTGAAAGCCGCGTGTATCGTCTTGTTAAGGACAAGCAGACCTACACGCTGAAGCACTTTGGCAAGGACCGAAGCCAGCTATCAATCGACGCTGATCAAGCGTTACGAGCAGGAGGGTTGGTATGTGCTGAAGTTGATCCAGACCAACAAGCCAGGCATCCCCGATCTTGTTCTGATGAAACCAGATCAGATCAGGTTTGTGGAGGTCAAATCAGCATCTGGGCGGCTCTCCAAGATCCAAGAGTATCGGCATGAACAGCTCCGTCTGGCTGGGTTTGATGTGGCTGTAGACCGAGATCAAGCTTGACAGCGTAGCCGAAGCTGCTACGTTTGCCGGGCAGGCAACCAAGCGCCTTGAAGCTCGCTAATCCAACTCACATCCGCCTCAGCTCTGATCTCCTCCAATGGCTTGATGCTTGGCGTGGTGATCGCATGTCTCGTGGTGCTGCCATCCGCTTCCATCTTCACCAAGCCATGGAGCTTCATCACTATGGCTTCCTTCCAGTAACCAAATCACTGGGCCACAAGTGAGCGAAATCCAATTCGATCAAATTCGCACCTTTCTTCGTGCGCTTAAAAAAACTGCTGACGACATCCGCCTTCGTGCCTTCTACCCCGCTGGTCATCCCTTCAAAGGTGCTGACTCTGGTCGCAAAGGCCCCCCTAAAGCGCAAACTGTTGAGCACTGGCAATCTGAGGGGCGCGGCGTTTATGTCGTCATCAACGATGGCGGTGACACCGACTCCACCATCACCTCCTGCCGTGCTGTCTTTTGTGAATGGGATGACCGCCCTAAAGACTGGCAGGTAACAGCCTGGCAGCACCTCGGCCTCCCAGAGCCCACCATCCAAGTAGACACTGGTGGTAAATCCATTCATACCTACTGGGTTTTTGATCCGCCCATACCCGTTGATCAATGGCGATCTCTCCAAAAACGCCTCCTAGAACACGCTGACGCTGATCGCAGCCTCAAAAATCCATCCCGTGTGATGCGCCTACCCGGCACCCATCACATGTCAGCCAATGGCACCTCAGGTGGTATCGCCGCGATCATCCATCAAACCGATCACTACTACACCCCTGAAGCCCTTGATCGCTGCCTACCTGATGAGCAGATCCACGATCACCTCATAAAAGCTCGTCAAGACACCGCCTACTCCCCGCACACCATCTCTGAAATTGAGGAGGCCCTCGCCTGCATCCCACCTCGTCAACCCGGCACCGGCACCTACCAGATCTATCGCAACGTCCTTTGGGGCCTCATCCATGCCGTCAACGAAGCCGGTGGTGACGATGCCATGGCCATTGACCTCATGCTCAGGCACAGCCCTAACTTCACCGAGGCCCATCAGGTTGCAGCCTCAGGTGGTGACCATATCAACGCGGGCACCTTCTACTACTGGGCAAAGCACTACGGCTGGCAGCCACCACACATCGTCCCTCAAGTCGTTGTAGACCACCCCGAAACGTCCATCATCCCCTCAGGCCAAAAGCTTGCAAAGCTAGAAGCCAACGAGCTGCTCGATCAGTTACGCGATGCAGGCAACCTCCGTTACAACGTCTTCACCCAGCAAATTGAACGCGACTGCCAACCCCTTGAGGGCGCTGAGTTCTATTACCTAGAAATTGCAGAACGCGGTGGCAAGATTGCTAAAGAAGTCGCAATGGATTGCCTTGTCAAGATCGCCAAGGACAACCCCTACGACCCCATTCAGAACTACCTCAACTGGGCAGCAGCCAACAAAGAGCCGACCTACATAGATCGGCTGGCATCGACCTATTTGCGCCCTCAAGACGCGCAGTTGCCTGCTCCAACGCTCTACGACGAGATGATGCGTTGCACCTTAATTGCAGCAGTCAAACGTGCTTTCTGCCCTGGTTGTAAGCATGACTGCGCGACCGTATTGATGGGTGAGCAAGGCGCTCGCAAGTCATCGTTTTGGGGAGCGCTCGGCGGTGAATTTTTCTCTGATGCACTCCGCGACATCAAGTCGAAAGATGACGTGCTTGTCCTGCACATGAGCTGGATCATGGAGTGGGCAGAGCTGGATCACCTCACCGGCAAGCAGCACGCAGGCATGGTGAAGGCGTTCCTCAGCCAGTCCACAGACATGCTGCGCGTGCCTTACGGCAAGAGCGTGGAGCACTTCAAGCGGCG